CTTAACTGTGAAACCACTGCCAGTTATTCTAGCATTGTTTGGATCGTAACCGAGTCCCATAATTAGTATCCTTTAGATTTGATTTTCATTTTGGGTGATTTTTTAGTAGCCTTCTTAGCTGCTGCTTTACCAGCTGCAGTGTAGGGGTACTTCTTACCGTTAACTGTTGGCATTAGAATTGTATGTTAGATCGTTCAAGTTTATCGTAAACATCCTGACGATAAGCAGGGTCTTTTTCATAGCGAGGATCACTCATCGCTCTTACTACTTCAGCCTGACTACGGAATTCATCTCCGCCAGACTTCGCTGGTTTGCCTGTAAGCATCTTACCTTCTACTCCGACTCCATCATTGTACTTAGCAGCTAGTGCTTGGACAGCAAAGTAAGCAGCATCTGGGTCTCCAGATTCCATAACCTTATCGTAGCGAGAGATCTCTGCTTCATCAAAATTACTCGATGCCCATTGTAACATTGTGTTATACTGCTTTTCACCACCTACAGACTTCTGTAGTTCAACTGCCTGTTCTTGTGTCAGTTCTTGTGGTTCTGTATCAACACCTGAACGGTAGTTTAAATACAACTGAGCTACGTCAGCTGGCTTCATATCATTCAGTTTATCTAGGATGTCGTCTGAGTATTTTTCATTCTTAGACTCTTCCCATAGCTTATCTAAGAACTCATAGTCTGGTTCTTCTTTAGGCTCTTCTTTAACTTCTTCTTTAGCTTCCGTCTTTTCTTCTTTAACTTCAGCTTTCTCTTCCTTAGGTTCTCCAAGTTTTGATTGAAGTTCAATGTAAGCCTTTTCAAGAGCTTCCGCATCTTCAAATTTACCTGCTAGTTTCTTACCTTCCTG